AATTTAAATCTTTAATAGACGATATTAATAACTTTAGCGGTTATAAAGCAGAAGATGTTCTTCTACCTTATCAACAAAAAGAATTTTTAAATAAACAAGGTTTAACAAAACAATTAAATGAACTTGCTAATATTAAACCAGGAAGTAGACAGGCTGTATTTAATGTGCAACATGTGCAAGGAATTGCAAAAAATCCTTTTGACGTAATGTTAACTTTTGCAGATCAAAATATTGCAGAAGCAGGCGCAAAAAGAACTTTTAATGCAGCATTTAAAAACGCTAAAAGTTTAGCTGAAAAGAAAAAAGCTGTAAAAAATTTTTATGCAAGTTTAGGTCCAGACATAGCAACTAAATTAGGTAAAAAAGAAGTAGGAACAAGACAGCCTCTTTCAACTTTATTACAAAAAGCAGGTTTAAATATTCCTAAAGAAGATTTTAAACGTTTAACAAACCTTGCATCAAAACAAGGTTTTAAATTAAACGCTGCATCAATTCCAGTTATCACAGACATACTTAAAATGGCTGAATCAATACCTGGTGATATTGCTAAAAAAAGTTATTTTAAAGCAGCGGGTAAAGCTGCTGGTTTAGCTTTTACACCTGTAATGTTATACGATACTTATAAAGCACTTGAACAAGGTAAACCATTACTTGAGTCTTTAGAGAAAGGTTTAATAGGAACTAACATAATTGGTGGAACAAGAGATATTTTAGCTCTTAAGCCTGAAGAAAGAATGGCTAGAAGTGTTGTTAAACAAGATGCATTAAAAGATTTAAATTTAGAAATGCCTATGGGATTTGGTTTTATAGAAGGTCCAATACCAAAAACAGACATGACTTTACAAGAGGCACAACAACAAATGGAAAAAGGTATTCAAAGAGTGCAATCTGAAAGAGCTCAAAAAGAATCTGATGTGGCTGCAAATAGAGCTAATTTTTTTGGCAACATAAGAGATAGAGCTTTTGGTATTGGACCAGGCTATCAATTAGAGTTAGCAGGCGGTGGTATTGCTAAACTAGCCGGCATAAATTCAGGACCACCACCAGAATCAGGACCCATGTCTCAAGGGTTGCAAGGTTTAATGAAACGTGGTATTAAAACATAGGAGTATAAATGGCAGATATAGATAAAGGACTCCCGAACACTAGAACTAAAATTGATATCCCTTCAGAAGAAGAGATATCAGAAGAAGTTGCGGTTCAGGAACCAGAAGAATTAAAAGGACCCGTAGAAGTTATCCCTGAAGAAGACGGCGGTGCAACATTAGACTTTGAACCGGGATCAATAAATATACCAGGCACAGAATCACATTTTGATAATTTAGCAGATATTTTACCAGACGATGTTTTAGAACCTGTAGGTAATGACATGGTTCAAAATTATATGGATTATAAATCATCTAGAAAAGATTGGGAGGAGTCATACAAAACAGGTTTAGATCTTTTAGGATTTAAATATGAAAACAGAACAGAACCAT